CTAAGTGTCTCCCTGCTTGTGCCAAACCCCCACCTGCAAAGCCTTCTGAAACCAATTGATCTTCTAAAGTATATAGGGCTACTAACAATGAAATAACAAACAACGCATCAAATTCAATCGGAGCCATATCTTCGGTAATAAGATCATCAGCAATAGCAGCGTTACGAATCTCAGAATATTTAGTGGGATCATCCAATACAAGCTCTAGCATTTGAATAGTCTCACGCACATCTTCAGGAACAATAGGCATATTAGAAAATTGTTCGTTTATGGTTTCTATTACTTCTGTAAATGAATCATCATTAGAAGCAATTGCCATTAATGTTTCTTTAATTTCCATCATTAACTCCTGCACCAATTATGCGCTGTGTATTCTTCCTTTAAAAATCCGTATATTTGCATATCTTCATCATTGTCATATGCGTTTCGCATTGACCCCTCTTGTAAAAACCCTAGATGTTCTACAAATTTTTGACAAGTAACATTACTCTTAGCAATTAATGCTGTGGCTCTCACTGCATTTAACTCATGGAATATAGTGTTAAATACCCCATTAAACATTTTTATAGTATTTTTAGGCGTGGCCCAGTATTTTTCTCCAACAATATTTAAGTCTACATTACGTGCTGTAAAATTAGTTAACAAAACTACACAAGAAAAATTACCTTCTTTATCTACACCTGATAGAGCTTTATAAACAGATGGTGATGACTTAATCCCTAATTGCGTACTTGCCCACTGTTCTGCCAGCTCTTCTTTTTGTGTGCCAATATAAATCATAGTGTTGTCTGAACAAATCGTTCAGCCCATATTTGCCAATCATCAAACCAAAAAGGATCAGGAAAGTCCTCAACTAAAGACGTAACATTTAAAAATTGACCTGCCCATTCTTTCCACTCAGCAGGGTCATCTAAAGGTGAAAACGTACCGTAAGCATCAAGGTCTGTAATGACACAAGCTGCCCAGTCTTGCGCGCCCATTCCTGTCGGTAGTGTTACATTTAATGCCATTACCCTAGATCCGTTCCATCTCCACTATCTAGATGTGCAATAATCTGACCCATCTGATAGTCACCATAAACTTCATTACTTTCAAATCTAACTCTTAATTCTCGGCGTTGTTCTTTAAGCATTACAATTTCTTCATAAGGCTGACTAGCACTTTCAGGAAAGGTGAAAGTTGAGCTAACTACTTCAGGAGCTCTTGCATTTGCGCGTCCTGTTACTATTACTGACATCGGCCCTACTTGAACAAAATCAGGCTCAATGGTGGTTATTCTTAAGTATCTATTATTACCTGTGGCTAACGTAGATAAATCAGAGGTTTCAAAATAAGACCGTATAGGCACAATGGTTGGCCCATCTAGCTCATCTACCCCTACCTCATGCTTCCACACCTTGTACCCCTCTCCTGTAGTCTCTATGACCCCAGTTAACAAAGGAGCAGCAAAAGCATTGCTAAAATGACCTGCAGATCTTCCAGAATTAGGAAGGGGGGTATCATACCATGTGTTTTCTCTAATGTTATATACAACTGCATGAGTACACTCAGTGGCTGTGCCACGAGGATAGCACCACCATATTTCTCCAAATCGAGGAATCTTGAAAGCAAATATTTTTGTAGCAGCACTGCGATTAACCCCATCAAAGAAATAGTTCAGATTTAGGCTATTGGGGACTTCTCTAACAACACCATTAAACATATAAAAACGATCTACACCTGCCCAAAGGAACACGCCATCGTAATCAACTACAGAGTTGGGTGAAATAATGCTACTATTAGTGCTGACTACATCAAATTGAAATAGAGTGCTTCCACCTGTAAAAGTTACTCTTAAAACTGCATCATAAGCCCAAAAAATACCAGCAGGTGCTGTTCCTGATCCAGCCCTAAGAGGAAGAGCCTTGATTATCTTTTGGCTCCACGCTCTCGCTTGTGCTGACCCTGTGCCTGATAAATCTGTTGGCTCATTTGGAACTGACCACCCAATAAAGCCATCACTTCCATAATAAAATAAATAAGGATGTAAGCTGACTATACCACCTGTCACATTTGCGTTCTCAGGTAATGTAACGCTAATTAAACGCTCAGTGCCTAAAACTTCTCCATAAAAAATTTGTCCCCCTACATCATTACAAATGCAATCACCATTTGGTGCTACCTGAGCAAGAATATAATTTTTATTAGTTGCCCCATCATACTGATAATCAAACATCCACATATTATCATCGCTTGCAACTAAAGCATCAGATCCACTTGCCATGGCTGTGTATGTGCCTGTTACAGTCGTTAAGGTGCCGTCTACTACATAACCATTAGAAGCCGACCCCCCCGTAACAGAAGTTATGGTAACAACACTACCTACTGCAGCAGCATTATAATCAGGTGAACTAGTATGAGCTGTTATATTAGAGGCAACATCAGTCGCTAACTGATCTAAATCAGAAGTGTAGGCTACTGAGCCTGACATAATATCAACACTATTAACGGTGATCATATCTACTGAACCAGCAGCTCCACCTGTAAGTGTAAATGTACCTGTAGAGTAGGCTAATATTGGAGTTCGATCAGTAATAATAGAGCTATAACCACTTCCGTCTAAAGTAAAACGCTCTAAAGTGCTTGTCCCACCAGAGTGACAATACACAAAGGTCATCTGCGTAAAGGTGGTAAAGCCTCGACTAATTTCAGTTAAATAATTTATTGTAGTTTGATAACCGCCCATTTTGCGTGGCAAATTTCTTTGCCATCTCACCCACTGCCCATCAGTGTAATGATCGCCTTCAAATTTTGTTCCGTCCCTTTTTATACCAGGAGATGATTTAAGAACAGCAGTTTGGATGGGCATTAAGTAAATACTCCCCCATTAACTACGCCACTAGGAGCAACCCCCAAGGTTGACCATGCGGCAGCTTGAGAAGCAGCTTCAAATAAAGCAATTCCTGTAGAAGTGCCTCCAAGGTTTATAAGAGCAGCTCCAGCTGTAATTGCTCCCGTACCTCCTTGGGCTATACTGACAGGGAGGGAAATAGTAGAAGTATCAGCATCAAGTAGTTCAGTGCCGTCACAGTAAAAGATACCTCGTGCATCTGTCGCTAATACAACACCAGTAGTTGCTGCTACTTTAATGGTAAAGGTATGAGATCCTGTAGTGCGATTATCAATCCAGTATTGCTGTACTGTAGCAGGGATAATTATATTTCTGTTGCCAGTTAAAGCCCCTGTAAATCTATAAGCCACACGATTTAATTCTGAACCTGTAAGAGTGTAGTCACCAGTTCCAGGAACATCAATAACAGTATAATCAAAAGCAAAAGTAGCCGATTGCCCAAATCCAATAGTATAAAAATTAGATCCGTCACACGCTATAATGCTAGATTCGTCTGGCTGATAACTTAAAGAAGAAGCCCCATCAATTGTAATAACTCCTGTAGGGGTGGCAACAATAGCCCCTGTTCCTGAATTGCGTAAATACATAAACCAGTTATCGCCTACTATAGTGGGATCTGGTAGAGTTAATATACCGCCAGCAGATGTCCAGTTAAACATTTTAGCACGGTCATCAACTCCAGCAGTGTAATCAGTTGAAAATGAAGTAATAGGAACTGATTGACTCAACAAAGTTCCAACCGCAACAATACCAGTTCCAGCTAGTGCCGCTGCGTTTGCTGTACTTGTAGCCGCGCCATATTGCAGTAGCTGCCATGTGCCGTTAGTAGTAGAATTATCAGTTAAATATACTTGCCAAAGAGTTCCAGCTCCTAAAGCAGAGCCTACAGCTACCCCACCTGCATTAGCTACCGTAAAAGAATGACTTCCTTTATTGTTAAATAGTATTGTATTGCCAGTGCCGCTTTTCTTTGCGTCTGGCAGAATAATTGTATGACCACTCGATGCTGGGGTTACATCAATAATACGAGTTGCTAAATTAGTATTTGTAGAAGTTTCTTCAGGCCAGCTTAAGGTTATATCTCCACTTAATGCTATCGCACTGTAGCTTATTTCTGAAGGGTAGATATTAGCTCCACCAAATACATCGGTATAACTGGGCATTATGCTTCACTCCTTGTGGCTGACCGATCTAGTATTCGTTTAAGATCTTCACCGCCTAATGCTTGAGCAGCCCTATCATATAAAGTTCTCCACATTTGTACGCGCTCATCATCTTTTAAAAATGGAACTGCTTCTAATAAAGCTGCATACAACAGAACATCAGGTGCATATTCGGTAAGCCAATTACTTTGTAAATCATTTCCTAACAATGCTGGCTGCTGATAATATAAAACTTCTAAGATGCTGGCTGCTGAAGGAGTAGGGGTAATTAGCCAATGTTGATAGTCATAATCAGCATAAAATTGGGGTGCTCCTGTTTCAGATTCTGTAGGCCAGTAATTTCTACAGTATTCATAAGAACGTGCAAATATTGAAGATCCTGTCACTGACATAGAAACTGTATCACGCCATCTATCGGGTTTAAGATAAACAGCTACTCCTATAGAAAGTGGTGTTTCAATAGCTCTGATAAAGCCCTCTATTTTTAACTCACGCGCAATGCGGCGTTCAGCCAACGTAACTAATCGCGGTAACTGATCGTAAACAATTTGATCTGATGCTTGTGTAAACCCACGCTCTAAGTACCGCCGTAAATCTACAAGCAAACTATCATATGTCATTGTGTAACTCATAACTTACACATCCTTAAAATTAGGCATTTACAGCCTGAAGCCTGTTCCAAACCCATTGAGCATCTACAACAGGGTCATAGTCTTGTTCCACATAAGTTAGCCTTTGCTCGTCATGTACTTTAACTTTCCAGTCAGACCCCACGTCGCTTAAATACTCAAGCAAACCGTCATAGGTTTCAATTTCTTCAAACATACCTGTGGGATTATCAACTGTAATAC